ACGGGATTGTACTGCTGAACGAACAACAATAATTTTAGTGAACGGGTTTGATTTGTCGAGAACCTCTTCTATCGCCTTGTATAATGCACAAAATGTTTTACCTGTGCCTGCAACACCATGTAATGCGACAAAGTAATCACCTCGCTTGTATGCATCAAAGAATAGTTTTTGATTGTCTGTTAGTGGTTCAAAAGTTTTTAGGTCATCTATTCTTACTTTCAGCCCATTACTCTTTGGCATATGGACTTCTTTTGTGGTGTCAATGATTGTATTTGCTGTTTGCTTGCGGGCCATTGTCTTCCTTTTGATAGGTAGGTTGGAGTTTTCTTTATGTTGTCTCATAGTTTATTCAGTACATGTGCCTTGTGTATTTTGCAACTAACCCATGAGTTATAATAGTTTTCGGATAATAAAGCATCTCTTGTGAAAATCTCCTTTGTTTCTCTATATGAACATTCTGACCTACTCTTGCACAGATATAGTATTCTGCGAGTAAAGTTTTCTTCCCCTAGTTTCTTTACATCCTCTTGTAATTCTTTAGACGAAGACCAATAGTTCGACCATCCAGAAGACAGTCGAACCTTTTTCTTTTTACCTTTGATTTGTTTTGTGCCGGCTCGTGTGAAGAATTTCTTCCCCACATACTTGCGACCATTGATGTTGTTGGTGATTTCGTAAACGTAACCGAATGATTCACCAACATCTTCTTCTGTAAATTCTGTATTATTATATAGCCACATTAGTCATCTTCTTCAGGAATATTCTCACTATCTAGGAGTATATATTCGCTGCAGAAGGGACAATATATGGGGTCATCGTCACATAGTTCTTCATTATATTTTAGTGTGAATTCTGATTCACAGTTATCACACACATGATTTAAGGTTGCCATTAGTTACACCATGTTTGTTTGGCCTCGCCGTAATACTCTCTGGCGTAACCGTTTTGAATGAGCATTTGACGTAGTGATTTACCATCTAAAAGGATATCTCCCAATACACGGCCACCATACTTATCCCAGTCCATGAGTACGACTTGTCTTTTAGTTGCAGCATTAATCTGAGCCTTGGTGAAAGCGGTTGCGGCCTGTCCTCTAACATTTTCAGATTCGCATTGTGCTCTATGTCCTTTTTCTGGCGTATCAACTCCGAAAACTCGTATTGACAACTCCTTTTTAAGGGGGTCAGGCAAGAAATTGGCCTGAAATGCTACGGTATCACCATCAATGACACGGGTAATAACCGCATCATATGTGACACCCTCCTTTTGTTTACCTTGTGCCATTGCATTGGTCAAACCAAACGCCAATAAAATTGCAATTAAATATGTTGTTGTTTTCATTTTCTTTCTTTCGTTTTATAATCAGCAATTGCTGCTTTCACCGCATCTTCTGCTAGTATTGAACAATGTATCTTAACAGGTGGTAATGCTAATTCTTCTGCGATATCAGAATTCTTAATAGTAGAAGCTTCATCCAAAGTTTTACCTTTAATCCACTCTGTGACCAAGGATGAACTTGCGATTGCTGAACCGCATCCATATGTCTTGAAACAAGCATCTCTAATAATATCATCTTCAACCCTTATTTGTAATTTCATTACATCACCACATGCAGGTGCACCAACCATGCCTGTGCCAACATTTTTATCTATATCAAACTTACCCACATTTCGTGGGTTTTCGTAGTGGTCAATTACTTTTTGTGAGTATGCCATAATTATACCGCAAATGATGAACCACAACCACACTTGTTGGTTGCATTAGGGTTCTCAATTGAAAAATTGGCACCAGATAATTGTGTTTTGAATTTAATTGTTGCACCTTGTAGGTATTGCATACTGGCTGCATCTACAAACACTTGTATCTTATCATTATCTTCTGATATTGGAAACTCAAAGTCATCTTCATTCTTCTCTGATTCCCATGTGAAACCATATGAGAAACCAGAACAACCACCACCTTGCACAAAAATTCTCAACCCTTTAATAGTTGAATCATTTTCATCTATGTATAAGTCAGTTATTTTTTCTTTTGCTGTGCTGTCTAATGTTATCATTTTATTTCCAATACCTTGAGTAATCTATGTTTTTCCAATGTTTCTCATTATTACGATTCCAATAATTTTTGATTAGATACCATGCCATACCAAAGTATCCCATTCTCTGAAATCTTCTGTTGTCTTGGCCAAAATAATGATTCATTAATTTGAATTTTTTCACATCATATTCTTGCGATAGGAAGAAATCTTCACTTGTCATATATTTTTCTGCAAAGCCACCGTATTCCCAAAATTTATCGGTACGGGTCAACATGAAAGCACCAACTGCAAACGGTGACCAATATTTCATTATGCCATTAATTGTATTGAATATCATAAAGGCAATTTGTGCCCTTTTGTCACCATCATAACATTTAATATTTAGTCCAATTAAATCCAAATTGTTTTTTCCCATTTCATAGACACAATCATTTATAACTGTATCTGAAAAGAATCTAACATCACTATCTATAAACAGTATATATGGTGTGGTTGCAAGTTTGGCACCACTATTCTTTGCAAATGAAACTGTGCCGCCATCGATAATTTCAACATTCAGCTCACCTTTCATCACTTGAATAACTTCCCGTGTGTTGTCAGTAGAACAATCTGCAATAATAATTCTAGTTTTGCCTATGTCTTGCTGTCGTAGGTGCATCAACAAATGTGCAATATAGTTTTCCTCATTCTTACAAGGTACAACTATGGTAATTTTATCTTCTAAAATCATTTAATCGCTTCAGTATGTTTATGTTTCAATGATTTTCTCATGGCTCTAAACCAAAGACGCCTCTCTTTATTTTTATCACCTTTTAGAATCGATTTATACATCTTCATTATTAATTTGTTTACCTTCATCATCTTTCTCCTTGGTCCATGTAATTATTTCCCATTTACCATCGTAATGTTCTACTAATGCTGTGCAACTTTCAACCCAATCACCATCATTCATGTATGTTACACCGTTTATTTCTTTTATCTCTGCGTGGTGTATGTGTCCACATATAACACCATCGTACCCACGCTTTTTACAGTAGTTTGCCAAGTTTTCTTCAAACTTGAACACAAAGTCTACTGCTTTTTTGACCTTGTGCTTAAGATACTTGCTAAGGCTAAAGTACCCAAAACCCATACGGCGGCGAATCCAATTATACTTATTGTTGAGTGCAAGAACAAAGTCATATGCTTTATCTCCTAAGAATGCTATCCAAGGTGCCAGTCTAGTAATACCGTCAAACAAATCACCGTGTACCACAAGATAGTGTTTACCATCTGCACCAATATGCTCTACTTGATTATGTATCTCTATTGAACCAAAACTGAAACCATATGGTATCATAGGTCTTAGAAACTCATCGTGATTGCCTGCTATGAATACAACTCTAGTTCCACGCTTTGCGTGACCAAGTACACGGCGCACAACATTGGTGTGACTTTGTTTCCAACGCCATTTATTTTGTTGTATTTTCCACGCATCAATTATATCTCCAACAAGATATAGTGTGTCACATGAATTATGTTTCAGAAAGTTATTTAACTTTTCTGCTTGACAATCTTTTGTCCCAAGGTGTACATCGCTAATAAAAATACTGCGATAAGTTTTGTTCATTCTGGTTGTTCGTACATTACTGTGTTCGTTTCACCTAATGCCCATTTCGAATCTGTTTCAACTGACCATCTTTTTGTTGCCACTTTAAAGTCTGGCATCTTCAATTCTCTTGGATTACTACTAGGTTCCAATATAATTAAACGATTATTTGGCTGAGCAGCAAACTGCCCATTATCACACATGACGAAATTATAAGACTTGTGGTCCTCGATATCTTCGCTAAACCCTGTATCAAGTATGTTAAAATCAGGATGAGCACTATCAACTGTAAAAAGATAAACACCATACTGCCAATCTCCATTCTTTAACTTAAACTTACACTTCATTGATTGCAACTGTGCTTTCTTTATCACAGCAATATCATATGATAAACAGTCCCACAACTGCAAATAATCTAATGGTAGTGGTTCACCTTCAATTGGTTTCCAACAATACGCATGAAGTGGTAGTTTGTCGTACAATGCGCCATAGTTGTTTAGATATGATTCAATACGAAATGCTTGGCCTCTTAGTGACTTAATACTCACCCACCAACAAGGTTCAAGTTCTCCATGACCTTTCTCAAAGTCATAGAGAAACTCTTTACGAACAAAACATTTTACTGGTGGTAAATTTGCTACGATATGTGCCATTTACACTCTCACTTTTGCTAGTTTTAATGATTCAAATATTTTAAACCAAGCCCAACCTATATCAAACTCAAACCATTTATGACTGAGTTTTGGACTTGCTGGTGATAGGTGATGATTGTTATGTAATTCTTCACCACCAATCACAATACCCCAAGGACTAATGTTGCGACTATGTTCTTTAGTTTCACCATTTCTATATCCCCACCAATGACCTAGGCCATTTATAACACCTGCTGCCCAAAATGGGATCCAAATCATTTGAATACCCCATATCAATAAACCCCACCAGCCAAATACAATTATGTTGAACAGAAGGAGAATGCCAATGCCAAGTCTGGAGTGATTACTGTATAAGTTGTGCTCAATCCAATCAGAAGGAGTGCCAGAACTATATGTATCAACCATGACTTTATCTTTGCTTGCGTCATTGTAGAGAAATGCTCCCTTAAATAATACTTTCCAAAAACCAAATACATGTGGACTGTGCGGGTCACCTTCAAGGTCACTTCTTTGATGATGCTTACGATGTATTGCAACCCATTGTTTAGTGACCATGCCTGTTGTCAACCATAACCAGAAACGCATAAAGTGTGATAGAATGGGATGAAAGATGATGGCACGGTGTGCTTGACTGCGATGAAGAAACAAAGTAACACAAATTATGGTGATGTGTGTTACCACTAGTGTGTATATAATTTCTAACATTAAGCGGCCTTAGCCCAAACATCATTACCCCATTCACCAGATAATGCACCTTTGGCATAATCAGTTACACGATTCTCAAAGAAGTTGCCGTGGATTGGTGC